TGTAGGCACCAATACCCAAATTCTCGAACACTGAAAAACCAATTGTACGAGCTTTTGGATCGTCAGCAGAGAGAACGGTCAATTCTGTACGAACAGGGATACGACCGAACATTTCTGGCTCACAGCAGACATAAACAGTTCCAACAGGAACAAGACGGCTAGTGATGATCTGAGCACCCCAAAGAGTAGCCTGAAGACCAGTCTTGAGAAGTGCCGCTTGGCTCTCGATGTCGAGGATATCTCTACCGAACTTACGGATGTCAGCATAATCACGAGCATTCATGAAGATACGGGCAACACGAAGGTCGTGACGCTCAATGAGGCTAAATGCGTCAGCAAGAACAGCACCATTAAGAGGAGCGATAACAGGAAGGTCAGCGTTAGTTTGACCTGCAACTGAATCAAATCCGTTTGCCGCAACTGCGTCAAGAATAGCGAATACACGCTCGTCTTCAGCCGCTTGGATTTGAGCACGAGCTAAATCTTGTGCCCTCTCGATAAGGTCAAATCTACGCTCTTTGATTTGAGTCAAAGGAATCTCAGGATTTGAAGCAATCTCGAAAAGAGGGAAGATAACCCTACGAGGTTTGGTGATTGCAAGAATGTTTTCACCCTCTTCACCAACCACAAATGCAGTAACATCTGGGTCTTTGTCGTAGATAGGTAAAGCACCGTCTGGAAGTTGCTCGACTAAGAAAGTCTTGCGACCAACAGAGGTGTAATCTCTACGAAGGCGTAAAGGTTGAGTCATTGAAGCGGCGAGCTTCGCACGACCTTGAGGAGTCTTAATGTAGTCAGAAATGATCTTCTGTTTTACGGCATTATCAACTGTATTACTCATAATAAATCACTCTTCCTTTCTATCAGATGCGTTGGTCGTATACCAACTCATCAGAAGTTGAGTCGGGAGAGATTTTAAGAATACCGATGGTAGTAGCACTATCAGTATGATCGTGATTTGCATTATTTACAGCGGTGGTCAAGAAACCATTGATAGAAGCAATCAATGTAGCACCAGGAACATAAGTTGCTGTGATGTCAGCATTGGTAGCAACATTTACTGTCTCATACAGAAGGTTCGCAAAAGTACCTTGTGCAGAAACATATGGGCCACGGTTAGAAGCAACACCTGGTTGATTCTCAAAAGCATTGCCCGAAGCATTGTTGATGAAAACACCAAGCACACGCTCAGTAGCAGGAGCGGCTGCCACTGAAGGTCCACCATGCTCGTTAGTAGTACCACGAGTAAAAGCGATAGAACCGCTAAGTACTCCGAGTACATTTGTTAAAAGACCTGGTGCTGATGTAGCATTAGCACCAAAAACGGGGTTTGACTGAGTGAAAGCACTGCTGTGTAGTTGACCTACAGTATTACGCACACCAACATGAAGTATACGCAACGCAGAGCTTGACTCTGTAAAACCACCACTAGCTTGTCCAAGTAGAGCCATGAGATTTCTCCTATTAAGCTCGTACTCTCTGTTTTCAAGAGAGTAGTGTAGTTAAGAATAGGGTGGTCTTACAACCGACCCCCAAAAGTTTTCCAATATAATAGCGTCATTAATAAATAAACTATTACAGTTTATTTATATCTTATCCGAAGAACTTGCTTACATCGGGAGCAGATTCCCAAAGTTTAGAAAGTTCGTCTGAACCTCTTGAAGCCTCACGAGAAATGTTCCCAAGAGTCTTAACTGCCGATTTACGAGCTGAGGTGCGTGGGCGATAAGAAGCTTTCTTCTTAGCCTTTTCCTCAGTCTTTTCTTCTTCAGAATCTTCTTCAGTCTTTTCTTCTTCGCTAGAATCTTCTTCGCTAGAATCTTCTTCGCTAGAATCTTCTTCATCAGAATCTTCTTCATCAGATGCAGTAAAGATTGAAGCGAGGCGAGGATCCATAGCCATCAGATCGTCAGCGTTCATATCAAGCCCCATGACATCTTCACCCATCATATGAGTTTCAATATCATCAGCTTCAATATCATCAGCTTCAAGTTCATGAGCTTCAAGTTCATGAGCTTCAATATCATGAGCTTCAACAGTTTCTTCGGCAGTGTAACCAAAGTTTGAATCGTTCATTTCACGAGAGTCATCAGCCTCAAGCTCTGCAAGAAGAGAAGCCATGTCATCTCCTGCTTGACGATCAGACATATAAGCAGAAAGAGCTTCTGCGAGTCGTTCAATCTTAGCAAGACGCTGAGTAGGTTGACCTTCAGATGGCTCATTTTCTGGAGAAGTGTCGATCTGTAGTTCTGGGTCTTCAACTGGATTGTCTGTGCCAACTTGTACAGCATTATCAGCGAGCTTACGAACCTTGCGAGCAAGACGAGCGTTTGCCGCTTTGAGCATAGCGATTTCTTCTGCTAGTTGATCTGCTGAATTCATACCCATGTCATCAGCTTCAAGTTCAGCCATGATGTTTGCGAGTTCATCATCAGCTTCAATATCATCAGCGAATGACTCACCAAGACCCATAGCGACTTCATCACGAGAAAGGAATCCGTCTTCGTTTGTATCCATAGAGTTGAATGCAGAGTCTGAACCACCCCATTCGCTCATGTCGATCATTTCATCACCGTCAATGTCATATTCATCGAACATACCATGACCCATGTGACCATCAGCTTCAATCTCATCACTTGCATTACCTGGACCTGTGAAGTCAAGACCATCATCATAGTCAGTACCGACTTGTACAGCATTGTCTGCAAGACGAGCAACACGAGCATTAACAGTACGATTAGGGAGATCCATCATGCGTAGTGCAAGATCTTCAACTTCAACTTGAGAAGCTCTACGACCAAGACGAGATTCAGCGATTTGAATACACTTTGCCGCTTTACGCTCCATAGCTTTCTTAAGATTCTCTTGGCGAAGATCATCAGTAAGAGCATAATCCTCAGCGGTCTCATCAGAAGAAGCAGGGTGTTCAGGAGTCCAACCTACAGAGGCAGGAGCTGGGCCTGAGCGATAGGGTCCTTTACGGACTCCTTCACCGAACTCTGAATCGAGTCCATAAGCGTCAACATCGGGTTGATCAGAGGAGGCAGGATGACCGAAGTGATCCCAACCGAGGTTATCAGAACCTGGAAGGGCAGAGTTTGCTCTGCGATTTCTTCTACGAGCAAGTTCTGCCCTGCGTGACATATTCTTAGAACGAGAATACCTAGACATAAGGCAATTCCTTTCTGGGGTGAAACAGGGCGAGACTTATTTCTGCCCGTAAGTGTTAAGGGATAACAGTTTAGCTAATCTTACAAGACGAAGAGTGTCTTGCTTCGATAATTTTTTACCGTTTAAGTAGTTGGCTTGCTCAAGATAATCAACAACACTATTATATTGTGTTGTTGTACCTAGAACACTAGCCAACTTATAAACATGGGTCGGGACATGAACTTTACAATGGTTGTTTACCAAAGTAATGTTCAAGACAGCTTCTTCAACAGTTTTAGCTGTTTTAACAGAAGCATCTAAGAGACTCATATATTTAGAAGCAGAAACTCCCTCTTTGATAATCGTATCATTTTGCTCAACGACAGATTTATCTATTGGGGGGTTCATAACTTCTTGAGCTTTTTCTGCTTTGATCTCGTTCTCTAGTTTTTTACGAAAACGATCTACAATAGCAGTCTCATACACAGATTCTAATTGTTTGAGCAAAGACTCTGAAGGGGTTGAAGCGTCATCGCCTCCACCTTCTTCTTCATCCTCATCCATATCAAAAGGGCCAGCCTTTTTAGTTAGTTGACCATGAGGGTCATACCAAGGAGAACTTTGTAAGCTAGAGGCTTTGGCGATCCACTTTTCGGGGACTTCATTTAGTTCCACATCCGAAGCAGATTTTGCCATATCAGCAGAGGGTATCTCTAATGTGTTTCGAGCAACAGCTCCTGTAAATGCAGGAGTTGCGACCCAAGAAGCCTCAATGAAGGTAACACCTGCTGTGCCACCAATATCTTCATGCCCACAAAGCTCTGCTACTCTATGCTGATTTCCTTGCTCATCATAGAAAACATTGCCCTTCTCATATTTAACATGAGAACACATCTCTGTTTCATCAGCGGCTACATGACCACATTTAGTACAAATGGTAAAGTCTACGCTACATCCCATAGACATTGCGTTCATTTGACCCGACTCGATCTGTTTTACTAAGTCTTCATGCTTACGATCAGTGGCGACAAGGATGTCTACATATAGAGATTCACCTATGTCTCTAAGGACTGCATCTATAATGCGACCTTTTGAGAGTTCTTCTACTTGGATATGCTCAACAAAGTTATGAGCACCAATGAAAGTCGGATAAGACTTCTTGATCACTTCCCTTGACCATGAGTCGAGGTTGTTATTGATGAACTTATCTGTATCTGAACTTATACGATAGTCAGCATATTTACGGTTAATGGTTTGCCCACCCTCAGTGATCGAGCCTGTCTTTGTATTAGGAGGCGTGAAAGCATCGACAGAACAAACGATTGTGGAGTGTGTAAGTAGAAATCTATCGGGAGTGAAAGGTTCGCCTAGAATATCCTCAGCTTGCTTTTTGAGCGAGGCATTGATGGTTTTATCACCAGAAGCGATTCTAACTTTATCCCATTGTAGACCATGAATAGAGGGCTGTACTACATTAGCCCTAGCATATCTTAAAAATGCCATGCTTTACCCCTTAATGATGTCGGAAGGTTTGATGATGAAGAGACAAGTATAACAAGCGAGCAGTTTCTCACTCTTACCTCCTCTTCTTTTGTAAACAGTATTGCCGAGTGGGTTTTTGCACTTAGGACAACAAGGTTTTACCTCATGCCGACATTGGCGATATGTACGATCCCTTTTGTACCAATAAATAGCTTGCTTCATGTACTTGGAGGCGACACGACTAGCTTGCTTTTTAACAGAACGAGATGAAACAGGAACAGTACCTACGCCACCAGGGATAGTATCTTGGTCATCTTCGTAAATGTTCAAGTAATCACCCGAAGTATCTACTACAAGATCCTCTACAGGATAGCGTTGCGAACCATGAGGAAACTGCACATCTACCATACCAATAGCAGGAAAGATAGCTATAACCAGACCAGACCTTGACGGATTACCCCCAAGAAAGGGATAGACACGCATCCCAAGTTCAAACGCTTGGGATCTACGCTGATAATCAACATACTGTGTAGATCTTTTTTGCATGATTTTAGTGCCTCCACTCTTATAGTAGGTGTCAATAAATGAACTATTAAAATTATTTGCTTG